AAATGGTTTGATAGTTTAGTTGAGTATAAAATCAAGGGTAAGTTTTCAAGTTTACGGGCGTATATAGAACATCTTGAGAAGCACCTCTCCCAGGTGAAGCCGGTAACGGAGGAGATGATAAGAAAAATAGTCAACGATACAATGCCTTGTAATTGTATACCTGCCTATAAAGACCGAAACCTATCTGCTCCTGATTGCCCGAATTGTAATTATGCGGAGGATTTAATTTCAGCCATATTCACGCTTATAAACAAGGGGGAGGGGAGATGAAAACTGATACAGAAAAGAAAGGAATGAAGCGATGACAGGTAATTGCGGTGGAAGTAAATTTACAAATTGTTATAAAGTAGAGGGATGTTCAAGATGTAAATACAATATTGAATCAGAAGAATATCGTTGTGCTTATTGTGGAGAAGATAAGCGATTTTATACTTGGAAACACATTGCCGAAATTGCCGAGTTTTTACAAGGTAAAATAAAAGAGTGCCAAGAAGTGCTTACGGATATGCAAGGGCAAATAAAAAAAGAGGATTAAATGAAACCATTTGCGGAGGAAGTGAGGGAAATATTAAATATATATGGCAATAGAGCAGCAAGTGCTGTGACCATCTGCGAGGCGGTGAGGAGGAGGGAAGCAAAACTAATAAAGGCATACCAAGATTATATTGAACTATTGGGGTTAGAAATGGATAAACTTGCTCCATTTGCTGCTACTCACGGATGGAAAAGCAGTCGGTATGAAGAAGGCAAGAAAGCAAGGAAGTTAATCGCAGACATTCTCAAGGAGATGGGATGAAAAAAGTAGGTAGACCAAAAGGGAGTTATAAGAAAACAGATCCAAACAAGATTAAATGTTATGGCGGTGTGTATCGCGACAGGAAAAGGGTTGCGCTGGAATTAGCTGGAAAAGCGGGAGGGACTCGTTGAAATTCTTGGCCATATTATTATATTTAATGATTTGTGGGTGTGTTCGTCATAAGGGAATAACCAATCAAGATTTATCATTGCAAATTTACAATAAATTACAGACCAGTTTAAATATTCAATCAATGGAGAGATCCTGGCAGAAGTTTATGAATAGTTTAGATTCGGAAAAATCAAAGAAAGGGGAAAAATGAAGCCGACTGTTTCGATTATGATTCCATGTTTCAACCAGATTAAGTTTACTAAGGATTGTCTAACTAGCCTGTTGGGATACACTTCCCAGGTGCGAGTGGCTCACGAGGTGATCGTTTGCAACAACGGATCAACGGACGGCACAAAAGAGTATCTTGACGGCTTGGCAGCTACCGGGCAGATCAAAGTTATTCATAATGAAACTAACGTCGGCTTTCCTCGTAGTAATAATCAAATGGCCGCGATCGCGCAGGGGGAATACCTTTGCCTTTTAAATAATGATACAGTGCTTACCTTTGGCTGGCTGGAAAAACTCTTACGATGTATTCGGTCAGACAGCCAATTAGCGGCCGTTGGGCCCTGGACAAATCATTCTTCGGGGCATCAATGCGTTAATCCTCCACCGCCTTATCGCGTGGAGATGGAATTACAGAAATACGCGGAGAAGTTTAGTGCAGAGGAAAAGTATGTTGATTTCCTGGTATTTTTCTGTTGTTTGATAAAACGCAAGGTCTGGGATGATATTGGCGGGTTAGAAGAATCATTCTCCCCTGGGTGCTACGAAGATAATTTGTTTTGTTATCGCGCACTTGAAAAAGGGTATAAACTAAAAGTTTGTAATGCTTATATCCATCATTATGCTGGTCAGTCATTTGGTTACGGAAAAGATAATACTAAGAAAAAAGAATTTACTTCACTTATGGCAAGGAATCAAAAGATATTCTTAAGAAAAATAAACCAATACCGGAAAGTTAGTTTAATCATGATTTGTGCGGATAGTGAGCGGCCAGAAACTCTTAAGAAGGCGATTCACGGTGTGGCGGAATGGGTTGATGAAATCCGCATTGTATTCAACTATAAGAACTACCCCAAACCTTGGAGAATAAAAAAGTTGCTTTTGGCAACTATCTGCCCGACAATTCAATCACATCCTGAGACGAAACACGTGTATGTCAGGTGGACAAATTTTTCAGATATGCGTAATCAGTCTCTTGCAATGGCAACTGGTGATTTTGTGATCTGGCTAGATGCAGATGATACCTGTCAACATCCGGCCGGGATCAGGGATTTAATTCTCAAGAACCCACATATAGATATATTTCGTTGCCGAGTTTTATCTTATACTGAACACAATACAGTCGAAACCATAATCCATCCCCGGATATTCCGCAGGGTAAAAGGTGGAAAGTCTCCGGCGTGGCGAAATCGTTGCCATGAGGATCTCGTTTATTCTTTCGATGAGTTGGGGTATATTTCGACCTTTACTGATGTTGTTATAAAACACTTTGGGTATATTGATCCGAAGTCTTGGTATAAAAAGAATCAAAGAAACCATAAGTTGCTTATGCAGGATATTGAAGAAGCTAAGGACGATCCCGCTCAGGCCGGCCGATTGTCCATGTTGTATTATGGCGAGGTCAACGCCTTAGTTATCTTAGCCGGCGGCCAGCGTAACCCTAAACAGAAAATGGCAACTCTTGTTCAAGCATTGAACATGGTTGACGAGTGTCTTAAGTTATTAAAACCTGAAGATCCGCTTACTGCCAAGATGTATGTCCTCCGGGGAATAGTCTGTCTTGACGCTAACCAGCATTTAGCAGCTAAGCAAGCGTTCCATAAAGCCTATGACGAATGGTTGCAGCCGGAAGCCGCGGTCAACCTGGCTGAGTTATACCTCAAGGAAAGCAACTGGAATAAAGCTATTGAAATTCTGGATAAGGTCCAAGCGAAATACAATGGGCAATACCCGATGTCCGGGTTATCTTATGATCCAGCGCAGATCGAAACTTTGCTTTTAGAGAAACTTGGTCATGCGTATGCTCGTAAATCTCAGGAGTGTAAAAATAACCAGGAAGCATTTGACGAAAATATGCGCAAGGCTGAGCAATATTACCGGGCTTGTGTTAATCTTAGACCAAAACTAGAGATAGTTAATATCTTAATCCAGATACTTAAAAATACTAATCGGCTTGATGAAGCTACGGCAATGGCAAGAAAGGCGGTGAATAAGTGGCCGGGATTTTTTGGGGGTTGGTTGCTTTTGGCAGACTACGAGCAAATAAGCGGTATGCCCGAAACAGCTAAAGTGTTTTACAAGGAAGTATTAAGGCATAAGCCAGGGCAGAAGGAAGCATTAAATAATCTTCGTCAGTTAGAAAGGAAGAAATAATGTATATCTCGATCGAGAACGTAATTTTAATCGCAGGGTTCGCATTTATCTTTGGCGTAATGCTAACAAGCATAAAATTATAAAATGGTTCGAAAGTCTTGCTACGATTGCCTAAAATTAAAACAAAATAAAAAGGTTGACAAATAATTAAAATAGCATATACTTAACTTAAGACCTGATCAGTCTTTGTAGATTGCCGGCCCCGTTATAACGGCGGAGCCGGTTTTTTATTTGACAACCTGGGCTCACGACGAGGACACAGATAAAATAATCAGGCGGTTACGACTGCCATTTAATATAACGTCTCTAAATGGGCCCTTAAAAAAAATATGCCAAAGACTAAAAGAAAAGCTGGGCAACCTTCCAAGTTTAACACAATAAACCAAAATCAATTAAAACAATTAGTTATCGCAGGGTGGGATGATTCGCAAGTATCTAAGTTTTTTAAGGTTACAGAAACAACTTTAGGTAATTATAAGAGAAAGTATCCTAAATTCTTTACATCCTTAAAAGACTGGAAAAAAGAAGCTGATTTAAAAGTAGAGAAATCTTTATATCAAAGGGCGATAGGTTATAAATATGATGAGGTGGTTTATGAAAAATCAAAGATAGGTGGATTAGGTATAAAATTAAAAGATAGCGAGATCGAAGAAGTAAAACATTGCGAAACCAATAAAACAAAAGTTACAGTTAAAGAAGTCATTCCTGATGTAACTGCTCAGATATTTTGGTTAAAGAATAGACAACCGGAACAATGGCG